TGTTGCGACCGGCACAAAAACAAAATACACAAACTGCAGATTTAACAGATGACCTAGAACCAGGTCCACTTAAAGATGAACTGCTGAAAGACTTTGACCCGTCTCAAGAAACTTACGAAGAATACTTACGAAGAAAATCTGTAAGAGAGACTGCAGCTTATGGTGGACGAATTGGATTTTATAAAGGAATGTCTGCTAACAAAGCGCCACAAAAAATTACAAAAACAGATATTAAATCTTTTCAACCAAATAAAAGAGGATATGTAGATTCTAAAACAATACGGGAATTAGATCCAAATTATTTAGGAGATTTTGAAGGAGGAGAACTAGAAAGACCTAAAAAAATTTATCAAAGTGGAGTTCCAGGTAGTGTACTTGATGATGCAATAGAAATTAGAAACATCATTGTAAATAATAAAGGAAACATATTTGGTTTAGAAGAACTTGGAGAAATGGCAGAAATTTTTGGAAAAGGTTCAAGACAGGGTAAAAAAGGCAATAGACCAGATATTAGAAGAGTAAAAGCAGCTTTAGCTGTTGCTAAAGATAATTTTCCAGAAATAGCAAATTTTAAATTTGTTACGGATAGATATA